GAAAAGAAAAAGACAGGGATTTTATTTTTTATCTTTGCAGACACACATGTGGTTCAAGACTTGTTCAAAGAACAGGTAACATTGCATTAACAAAGAAGTGGCTTGGACATAAAAGAATTGAACAGACTCTTAGGTATGCACATCTTAACGATCACAGTTTATTGAGTGGGTTAAAGGTACTAGAATTATGTTAGAACAATCTGATTTAAACAACGAGATGACCGAGATAGGTATTGGTCGCTTTAATGCACAAAATGAAAGTGCAAGAAAGTACGATCAAAGTTCTCGAAGTTCAGCAGGTCAACGATTGATGAGAAAGCTCCTTCCAGAATTTAATAGAAGGGTAGAGGAACTTTTAAAACCAAAGCAGGGTAGACCAACGAGATGGCTAGTTGATCTTAAACAATATGATGCAAAAAAGATTTCATTCCTAACTTTAAAAACAGTTCTCAACGGCATTCCTTACAAGAAGACAATGGCTTCCATGAGCTATGCTGTAGGCAAAGCAATCGAGAACGAAATAAGATGTACATTTCTTGTTCGTACAAATGACAAGGGAGAAGGAATTATAAAGGGAGCAAAGACAAAGAGAGGAGAAGTTTCAAGACTGCGTCACGTTCACCTTTCGATGAAGCATGAGGAAGAAAAAAGAGGCATAGAAAACTTTGAGCCTTGGTCAAAAAGGGATCGGATTTCGTGCGGAACAGTTTTAATTGAACTTCTTAGAGTTTCTACAGATCTTATCGAGTATGTTTACATTCGAGAGAAGCAAAGAAAACGAGCTACAAGGTACGTGACAGCTACAAAGATTACATTGGACTGGATTGAAAACTTTAATAATTACAGAGCATTGTTAGAACCATTTTGGATGCCCATGACTGAACCTCCCGACGATTGGAAAAACATTTGGGAAGGTGGTTATCGTACTGAGGGAACATCTCTTCCAAAGCTTCCGTTCATAAAGACACCTGACAAAAAGTTTTTAAGAGAGGTAGACAGCAGGGAGTTTAAGGTTCCAATGGAGGCAGCTAATTTGATTCAAAGAACTCCTTGGGAAATCAATGAAAAGGTTTTGGATGTTGTAGAGTGGGCTTGGCGAAATAATGTGCCGATTGGTTCAACTATTGTTAGTCAAGAGGATGAAGATAGGCCTCCCTTCCCAAAGGATGCACATGAGAACGAAGAGATAAAAAAGCAGTGGAACCAAATGGCAGCAGGGGTTCACAAAAGAAACAGGTCAACTAGATCTAAGAGAATACTTTGCGGAACGATTATACATCTAGCTAGAAAGTTTAAGGGGGAAAGATTTTGGACTCCTGTTAATACTTGCTTTCGTGGAAGAATTTATGCAATCCCTTCCTTTTTGAACGTGCAAGGTACTGATCTTACAAGAGGTCTGATGCAGTTTGAAAGAAGCGAGCGAGTCAGAAACAAGAAGGAAGCAAGATGGCTTGCAATACATGGAGCAAACTGTTGGGGATATGACAAAGTCACTTTAGATGAACGTGAGCAATGGGCTTATGATAATGCTGAGATGATTATACGCATCTCAAACGATCCAACAAGGAACACTGAATGGATGGATGCCGACGGAAATGGTTGTTTTCAGTTTCTTGCTTTTTGTTTTGAGTGGGCAGAGTTTTTACGTGAAGGAAAACTAAAGACCAAACTTCCCTGCCCGATGGATGCTACTAACAATGGTCTACAAATTTTATCAATACTTACTCGATGTGATTATGGATGTGTTGCAACTAATGTTATCCCAACAAACAAACCTGCCGATATTTATGATGTTGTTAGACTGCGAGTTGAGAGTTATTTACGTGAGGACGCAGCAAGTAATCATCCTTTTGCACAAACTTGGCTTGACTACGGAATATCCAGGAAGACAACAAAAAAGAGTGTGATGTGCTACTCATACTCA